ATTAATTTCTTTGCATATTCCCGCCGTTTGGCTTTGTGGTTTCACAATTATGCAAGCAGCAGGTAACGTAGTTCGAGGACAACAGCGAGGTGGACCAGCTCCCAGAGGCCGTGGAGGCCGTGGTGGGCAGGGAAACCGAGGTCGCAGGAATAGGAACGGAGCGCAAGGCCCTCGCCGCCCCAGGACCTTCCGCGAAAATGTGTCTACTTACAAGGCCAAAGTGTCTGCTGTCGGAAAAAGTGCCGTAATGTCGGCTATAGGGTTCGAGAAGTACATTCCTCATTTGAAGTTTGTAGAACCCGATGAACCTCATGAAGGGGTTCATACTCCTAACAATCAACATTTTCTCGGAGCTATTGCTCGAGAACTAGAGACAGTCCGATTGATCGGTGAAGCTCACAGGGCCGGGGTCCGCACCCTGGTGTCTCTATTCGGGTCTTCCAGAGACCGAAACCTGGCTTTTAAGCTCAATAAGCTCGTAGCTCCCGATCAGCAAATGCATGTTTTCGTCCATCAGGAAGCATGGGATCCCGCCGACTTGAACAGAGCGGCTCCATGGGGTATAGATGATCTGGATGATGCTGTTGACCTCGGTGAAACTGAGGACGACGTTGCATTCATGCTCGTGAACGTTTATGCTCTAGGAAATGCGCCATTGACCCCTCCCGGGATTTGGCAGGCTATATATTCCAAGTTGACCACGCCTTGTCCGATTTACTGGCTAGGTCACACCTTTCAGGATCCCCTTGGAGGATATTTCGGAGAATCACTGTATGTGAGAGACGAAAATTCATCCGAGGTTTTATACTACCCCCACCCCGGGGCAACCCCTTACAACCACTTGGCGCTCGATTGGTTGACCGTTCCTGGCTGTGCCCAGGTCGGACCTGGGGGATTGCCAGTCTCTTGGTCTGCTGACTTGTCAGCAACCAGCGGATACTGTAGGACGGTGATCAAAAACGTTCTTACTTATCCATCTACCAACACACCGGTACGCAGATATAAGTTCCAATATTTAGATATCCCCGACGTGACAAAGTTTGTGTTTGGTCTTTCTGTAGAGACATATATTGCCCTGGCCAAGTCCCTTCTTGGTCGACCCGGGCGATGGGTGGATTGGACGAAGCGCATTCCCAAAAAACGAGTCTTGGTACACAAGAAGACTCTCGCCCACATTAGGCCTATGGCCATCAAAAACACCCGTAGCAAATCCACTTGGGCCCAAATGGTCCAGGCTGCGACTGATAAGCTACGCAGCGATACTATAGTTCGTTCCGCGGAAGATCACGGACTTGGTTACCTCACCAAAAACCTCGCTCTCCATTCAGCCCTAGCGGCGTTCTATGGCGACCTCCTTGAAGACAATGATGCTCACATTGTGAGCGAAATGCTCTCAGGGGAGGCGCATAGTCATAACGCTTGGCTCAAGAATTTGGATGATCCCGAGGGATATGAGGAGGGATCCATTATGCCATATGTCGGCGCCGTAGGGCGCGGATTTTTGGCGGTCTGTGCCGCATATGGAGCCTGGAAATTGGCTCCCCATGCCGCGAGTGCAGCTGTGAACGTTTTGAAAGCTCTGAAGAGTGTTCCGTTCAAGTCTGTAGGAGCTCTTGTCCCAATCGCTGTGGATTCCAATGCTAAGCTCGCTTTGTACAGGTGTTTCGGTGCTCCCGTTATCGAGGAATTGTTTAAGCGTATTCCCTGTGGACACAGGTATAGGTATGTTCCAACGCATGTTTGGGTGCTTTGTGAAGCTGCGGAGAAATTCGCGCTTTTGTTGCCCATACTTGACTTGGATCTGCCCCCTGCTATTCGCGGGCTCGCTTTTGCGGTGGCCTATGCTTACGGTGTAGTACCGGCTTCCATTATGCATTACACTGCCCGCTCCCAAGACACTCTGGGGAAAGCAATTTGGACCCATATGAAGTTCAATATGGCCATGACAGGCCTAAACGGCTGTCTGTCCATCATCGGTTCCATTTTCACAGGTGTCACGTCATACGTTTCCCAAGCTTTTGAAGCTGGACATAGCGTTGACGATTTAGTTGAATGTAACTTCCCTGAGGCATATCAACTGGTGCAAGCCTATTGTGCTGAGGTTAGCACCGGCAGTATCCTGCCCCTATCCGGCTCCCGTCTTCAGACGTTGATCGGAGCCACATTCGAGGAGGCGTTGAAAAGCGCGCTATACTCTGAGTTTGGTTGGAAGGGGGTGGGTCTTTTTGTAGCAGCCGAAGGCTTCTACAAACGCGAATGGAAGTATTTGCCAACAGCTGTGATGCACTGCTTTACTGCAGCCATCGCGTCCTCCGGGCTGTATGGCATGATGGTCGCCATTCTTTTACATTTTGGCTGGAATCTTGCTGTTCAAGAAGCAAGACGTGCAAGAGGCCAAGTGTGGCGTGAGTTCCGTCATGACTATTATGAACGTGAGTGGGATGACCGTCCCAAGATAGTAGATGATGTGATTGGAGAGGCGCCCATCCCTCCCTCACTCATTTACGTCCCCAAACAGGTCAAACCATTCTGTGCTTGCAAGTCCCCAAATAGCGAGACTATTATGGAGGATGAGTACATTGAGATCGAAGAAGCTCCCAGTGAATCCGTTCAAGTCATTATCTCCACCCAAATCCCCGTCTATGTCCCCGCACGCAGTGATGCCAACCTCCATGAGGTGATGCACTCGCGTGTGGGGGCCGCTCCTCCAGCCGAAGAACATGGTCTGGAGAGAGAGCAGATAGCGAGGGTTTGGCGTGGGGTTACCAAGCTCCAATGCTCAGAACCTCCCCTGCAATGGACCGAAGAGATGGCCCTCCGTTGGATAGAGTCGCACGACGATCGTGTCAAGGTGCGATACTACAAACAGGAGTTGAAAAGCCTGATCGAAACGGGGAACTTTGATAGACTTGGCATGAAGTCTATCACCATATTCGTCAAAACCAACGAGATGTTGTTGAAAATGGCAGATGGCTATATGGGGCTTCGGCCCCGGAGCATCGCCAATGTCGACACCAGGATCCAAGTGCTCGTTGGACCAGTGTTAAGTGAGATTCGCAGCCGGTTGAAGGCGCGTTTCCCTATGACGCTGGAAGACCAAGAACCAGTGGCCGAGTTTGGCTGTGGGCCTGTGTACTTGTGTTACGCGTCGGGAGTTACTCCTGATGCTTTGACCGAGTTTGCGGTGTCCATAGTCGAGAAACCAGGGCCGTTCGCTGTAATCACTGTCTCTGGTGACGACAGTTTGGTCATTTTGAAGGATGGGCATCATCTTTGCTCATTCTATGAAGGGGACGCATCTATGTTTGATCAATCACAACTAGATGGCGCACTTCATTACGAGTATGACATTCTGCGCATTTTTGGCATGGAGGATATGCTTATAAAGATCCTCTGGCGCAATGCAAATGCTCCCTGTAAAGCCGAATATAAACAGGGAAATAAATGTACCCTTTTCAGAAAGGGAGCCGCGTTCCGAGACACTGGAGGTCCGGAGACGAGCGATGGCAACTCAATTAATATGGCTGGGGCTTGGCTTTATGCCCTACAGCAAGGCTTTCATGACGTAGATAGAGCCTATGAGTTGTTCACGCACTTAGGATTTGAGATGAAGTTGAGGAGGCACGAGGACTGGCACGATGTTGTGACCGGTGGCCCCACGTTCCTCAAGGGTTGGTGGCTTCCTAGCACCGACGGAAATCCCTGTTGGGCGCCTTTGCCTAGCAGAATCCTTAAGTTTGGCAAATCTGGAGTCCCGACAAACCAGATCTACCGCACGTTGGCGCATCACAATGCCATCGGTTTAGATGCGGAATCTAGAATTTCCTCCACGTTGTTTCTACGCGACGTTGCAGGATCTTGGATGGTGCCTGATGGTACCCCTTTGTTGGAAGAAGTCAGAGACTTTTGGGCCGCTCAGGGCTCAGGGCTCTCCATTCAGAATCTCAGTGAGAAGCAATTCCACGCCTTCGCAACCGCTATGAGTCGGTCAGAATTTGAGGTGGTGCGCACCCAAGACAGTTATGTCCTGCGAAGGAGAGGCTTTGAAGGAGCAACCGGTATTTGTTACCGTGTGAATAAGGAGGCGGCACTTGCCCAGTACGCTTCCCGTTATCAGATAGACGAAACTGATGTCGCCGAGATGGTACGCTTGTTTTGCGGACCTGTCTACCGCTTGGTGATGCACCCCGGTTTCGTTCGTCTGAGTGTTGATTACGCCTAGTGAGGGAGAAAGGCCCTCTAACGTGGCCTGCATTTGACGAAACGGTAGGTGATGCAGGAGGGAGTCATCCAGCGAAATGGAGGGCCCCGGGAAAACAACTCATGGCTTCTACACGAGCTCAAAATATCTTCAATAAAGCTGTCCGCGAGTACGGAATTACAGAGGGAGGTAGGAATTGGTTAATCCAAGCGATCGACCCATACCACGATGAGGTCATCCCCCAGACGGGATTTCCAGACAATAACATCAGTGGTTCGATAGTTCAACAGGTTAAGCAGTCTTTTACTATCCAAGCCCCTGCGGGGGCTTCGGGTAATTGGGATTGCAACGTGTTCAACTTGCCGCACCAGGTGGAGACATTCTACTCTGGGTACGGCTCCTTGGGAGTGCCACCCTACGACCCTATTCACGCCTCTATTGAACTCTATGACCACAGTGCTGTGGCAAATGGAGTCGTAGCGGGCGGGGTCTGCGCCGTCTATGGTGATCCAAGCGGCGCTTCCGCTACTGCCGGCGGGTTCAACCTGTCTGCTTATGCTGGCCGTGTCGTGTCTGACACTTCGATCGGGTTTCAAAGCTCCGATCTCAACGCTTTTAGCTACTGGGGTGGAAACGCCCGGGTGGTGGCGATGGGATTTGAGGTAATAAATACCACGGCGGAGTTGTACAAGCAAGGCATGGTCACTTATTACAGACAACCGGTTGCACGTGATTGCTTGACAGCAATCCAGTTCCAAAACCCCGCGCAGACGCAGTTCAGGACGATTTCAACTCACTTACTCTATGACGCTCCTAATAGCGAGAGTTTGGCCTTAAAGTTGAAAGGAAGCACCCAGACAGAGGCGAAGGAGGGGGGATACTGTGTTTGTACCATGAATGGTATCGACAACCCCCCTGGTCCAACTTTGCCCAATTCGTACTTTTTTACGGGCTCTCAGTATAGCACTACCTCTACCATAGGAGGAACAGCTGCAGGCAAATGGACCTCTACGGATGGATTCACTTTCAGTCCTTGCGATGGACCCAGGTATAACATGTCAGGCATGTTTTTCAAGGGTTTGTCTCAACAGACAACATTGACCGTGAATGTCATTTGGTACATAGAGAGGTTTCCGTCTACAGCTGAGCAAACCTTAGTAGTGTTGGCTAAGCCTTCAGTGGGCTATGATGCGGTTGCCTTGGAAATGTACGCGCGATGTCTCGCCATGATGCCGTCCGGTGTCCCTCAAAAGGAAAACGGATTGGGAGATTGGTTTAGGGATGTCGTTGCGGCAATTCCAAAGGTTGCACGCACCATTGCGCCCGCTTTGGGTATGCTGCCGCTACCAGGAGCACAGATTGCATCTGGGATAGCCCAAGCCGTTGGCAGAATAGGTGAGGCCCCCGGCCAAACCTACTCCCCTAACGGAGCGCATAAACAGAAGAAGAAGAAAAAGAAGGGTGGACAGCAGGGGATGTCCATCCAACAAGTGGAGAAGGCCTTAGGCAGGAAACTGACGCAGAGGCAAATTCAGAGGATGTCCAATGCTTGATTGCAGTGAGTCTTTGCAAAGCTATGACGTATGACGCACTAAGGAGATGGGGCCAGCTGACAACTTGGTCTATTCGCGGCTTTTGGCTTGCCATAAGCAACGAAGACGGCCTTGTTGCAGCTCAACCACTCTTTAAGTGTCGAGTATGTCCAATGGCTCTGCATATGGGACTTACGCGGGACGGCCAAGGTCTACGGATCTGAGTATTGAACGTTCACTGAGTAGCTTTAAGTCATAAATTACTGTGTATATTTATCTTTCCCAGTGG